TTGATTATTACATAAATAAAGCTGATGAAATCAATATTAACTTAATAAAAGCTAAGGTACAAACAGCAGTAAATGAATACATAGAATGGCAAAAAAATAAGTTAGGAAGGGACATTATTCCAGATGAGCTAATCAAAAGATTAAAACTCGCTGGAGTAAAAAGAACTGTTATAACATCTCCAGTTTACAAAAAACTAGAGCCACATCAGTTCGCTAAGTGTAATGCTAGCGTAGTAATCAATTATCTAGGAGTTGAAGATATATGATATTAGTTGATGACTTGAAATTAACAGACATTGCAGCAGTATCTACTTTAGATGATGCTACAACAAAATGGATATATGAATCTATAGACTATGTCTTAAGAAGCAGAAACTCTATCATAAACAGTGAATTAAAAAAGCTTGAAATGATAGATTTAATGAATGAGCAAGAAATTAATATGTTGCTATGGGAATACTCTATATATACTAAAAATGCAACTCTTGAAGAAAAGAAAAAAATAGTTAAGAGGGCCATATTTTCTAAAATTAATATGGGTACAACTAAGGTATTAAAAGATGTGTGCGGACTACTATACAAAGGTTTTGATGTAAAAGAATGGACTGCTTACAATGGTAGACCTGGTACTTTTAGAATCTATACGGATAAGAAAATAGTAGATCCTAAAGAGTACAGAGAATTAATGGAAAACATAGAAGCTAATAAGAACGTTAGAAGCCACTTAGACTATATAGAGCTGAAGCAGATAAACACATCTAAGTACTACATATCTGGCTTTAAAGAGGTAACGTTATTAGCGACTAAAGAAAACAAAAAGAAAGACTTTACTGTAAATAATGCTATTTATATAAAAGGATACAAGCAAATAATAGGAGGTATTAGCAAATGAAATTCAATGGAATAACTAAAAAAGGTAGAGAATATTTGGCTAAAATCCAAGCAGAGAATAAGCCTATTAACTTCGTTAAGATTAAAATAGGCGATGGTAGACTAGACAACTACGACAACCCTGCAGAGCTAGAACATTTGATTAATCAAAAAGTTGAGAAAGGAATATTAACCCTAAACCAGGAACATGACACAGTTATTTTGACTACTAACATTGATAATGTGAGTCTTAGAACAGGGTATTATCCAAGAGAAATAGGTGTGTTTGTTAACGATAATGGGCAAGAGATAATGTACTACTACATGAATGACGGAGATGAAACTTCTTGGATACCGCCTGAAACCGACGGACCATTTAAGATAGAATTGAAACTTAACTTAATTGCATCTAATGCTCAATCTATTGTAGTGGAAGGGCCTGGAAAAGAACTGTATATAACAAAAGAATTCTTAGAAACTAACTATACACAAAAAGGAGGATACACAGGAACAGCTCAAGAAATTGATGATAGAGTAGTTTCTGCATTAGGAAAAGAAGACGGGAAATTTCCATTAACAGAGGCAGTAAAAGGTAATGTTTATTATTTCCCTGGAAACAAAAAATTCTATATTTGTAAAGAAGCTCAAAACAGAAGAGTAAGTGTTCCAGATGGGAACTTTGAAGAGTTGTCTATCTGGGAAAATCGTAAGAGATTGGAAAATTTATCCAAATATGAATC